CACCTGCGTGAGAATGCTTAAGATTATGATAATGTTGTCCATCTGGACCTATGGGATTATGATGTTTACCACCACCGCCCCCACTCTCTTTATCACCTTTTGTTATTTTACCTGTTTTTGGATCTAAACCAAATACTAATAACAACAATGCTACTATAAAAGTCATAAGAATAAAAGGAATAAAAACAATTATCCAAGATATTATTCCTAAACCCGATTGACATAAATGATTTAATAAAACTGTAAATATAATAGCCACCCAAAATTTTAAAAATGCCGTATTATATTCACCTCTCGCTGTGTCTATACCTATTTGTGTTGTTGCGTATATAATATATATTAATGCTGGAGGACATAAAGTTGTTAATACACCTGCCATTAAATATATATTAACTTGCGATAAAAATTCCATCTTTGAGTTGTCCTAATATATCACCAATATCCTCATCATCTAAATATTGATATATATAACCATCGTCATCTTTATATGTTTTTGTTTTTTTCCCTTCAAATTGTAAAATATATTCTTCTACTTCTAGCGCCTCTTCATCATCTTCATCTTCTTCTTCTTCTTCACTATCACTATCAATAGTAACATAGGGTTCTGTATTTTGAGCGAGCAATGCACCCTGAATTAATGGAGGTATATTTGCCGTTTCATCATCTTCTTCTTCTTCAACTTCTTCAACATCTTCTTCTTCTTCAACTTCTTCAACATCTTCTTCAACCTCTTCATCTTCTTCTTCTTCAACATCTTCTTCAACCTCTTCATCTTCTTCAACTTCATCTTCTTCAACTTCATCTTCTTCAACTTCATCTTCTTCAACTTCATCTTCTTCAACTTCATCTTCTTCATCTTCTTCAACTTCATCTTCTTCATCTTCTTCTCGTTCAACTTTTTTTCTATGATTATCTGCTACAGTTTGCATTCTTTTTTTCAATATTTCTACAAGTTCATCTGTTTCCTCTTCCTCTTCTTCATCTTCTTCAACTTCATCTTCTTCATCTTCTTCAACTTCATCTTCTTCAACTTCATCTTCTTCTTCTCCATTTAGAAGAGCCCATTTTATTAATCCAGCAGAAAGTCCTAATACTTGTGTATAAGGTATATCTTCTAATTTATTACTAGAGAATGAAGCATAATTTTTTTTAGCTAAATCTAAAATAATATGATAAAATTTATCTTCAATTTCATATTTTTGACATTGAGATTCAAGTGAATGAATATCCATTCCGGTTAATCCAATATTGATATAGGTAGGTTCTTCACTGACATTATTATATTTTTCTAGAACAGCGTTGATACTTTCTTTATAAACTAATTCTTCGTCAGATAGTTCAAGAGTTTCGTTATCCTCATCACTATAATCGGAGTCAGAACTTAAAGTATATCCATCTTGTCCCATAAGATAATAATTATTGGGAGGGTCAATGTGTACCATTTTTTTATTTTCTTTATAGGTTTTTGGTAAGTTATCATTATTTTTACTTTCTTCTTCTTTTTCATTATTTTTTTCTATAACTTCCCAAAAAACATTAGGTTCATCGTTAGGATATTCGTTAGGAATATTTTTAGTAATAATGTTAATTTTTTGTTTTAATTTATCATTTTCATTTTTTAAAGTTCTATTTTCAATAATAATATTTTTAACAAAATCGTGTTCCATTAATTTTTTGACTTCATAAATATTTTGTTGTTCTTTGAAGAATGCAGATAATTCAGTTTGAACATATGTTTTGATGTTATTTTCTAGATTTTGAATGCTGGTGTCAAATGTTCTTTCAACCATTTAAGTAAATAATATTGAATCCGTTTAATACTATTTTTTTATTTAATTATTATATATATAATGGATAAGATAAAGATAATAAAATCACAGACGGATTATGACGATGAAACTGCAAAAAGTAAGTTGGAAAGGTGGAAGGGAGACCATCTGAATGTAATTAGAGAATATTTAAATCCAAAGTTTAACGAACCAAAAAAAGAAAAAATAATTCCAGTAAATCAGAAAATAATGTCAGAGATAAGAAATTTTATGGATGATATAAATAGAGGCGCATTTAAAAAGAATAATGAAAAGTTTGATAAGGAGTATTTGAATGATTAGACATTAGAGAAACCGAAATTATTATGAAATAGTTGATTTTTAGTGCTAGTTGCAGTTTTTCTTTTAAGTCTGTATTGTTTATTATTAGGGTTATTATTTTTATTAATGAGAAGATTATCATATACAGCGGGCAATTCATTGTTTTCTTCGTATAATTCCGGTAATATTTTGGTCATAGGTTTATCAACGACCATTAACAAATTTTCATTTTTAAGTAATTGTCTATACTCTTGAATTGATAGATTGCCATAATATTTTTCTAATGTATAAAATGGGTCAGGAGCAGGTTTAATATTTTTAGTATAATTATAAATTTTTCCATATATATTGTTTAAGAGAGCGTATCTTTCCCATAATGTAGAGGAATCAATATTTTCATTTTTAAGATAAGAGACGGCACATTCCGGGCTACAGAAACACCCATAAACATCATATGAATTATTTATAAATTTTTTAGGAATATGAATTGGAGGATTATCAAAGTTATAGGTGCACCAGAAACAGCTGGATCTTTTATCAGAAATACTGTTATTTTTTAAATTTCGTTTTAAAATTTCTAATTTTTGCCATATTTCTTTAATATTAATATCTTCTTTAATTTCTTCTTTTTGTTCAAGAACTTTAATAACCTTATTTTCAATTTTTTTATCAATATTATTTTGTATAATATTTTGATAATTTAAATTATTTATTTTAGAGTTGTTATTTAAATTGAAGGAACTAGGTTCATTAATAATGGGGTTATAGTTGGAAGCACTAAACATGGTGCAACCATTTTTATTGAGACTATTGCTATTACACTTTAGATGGAGTATAATATTTTGCTTATTTTCAGTAGCAATTACAGTATTAATTGGTTCTTTATTAATAATTTTACCACCTTTAGGTTTTCTACCTCTTTTTTTTGGAGGGGGCTTTGGTTTTTTCTCATTTTTAGGCTTAGGTTTTCTACCTCTTTTTTTTGGTTGTTTTTTATCAGACATTATAAAAAACAATAGTAAAATTAATTTAAATACTTTAGAATAAATGTTAGTAAGTTCAGATTATGATCACAGATATTTTAGGATACTTTGGTGGATTTTTATGTGTGATTACAATGTTTCCACAAATTTATAAAATGATACAAACAAAGAAATCAGATGATATATCATATGGATTTTTAATTATAGGGCCAATGAGTACAGTAATATGGATAGCGTATGGAATAATGAAACCAGATTATGTAATTCTTACAACGGATTCCATAATTTTAGTTGTCCAATTATTTTCATTTTATATTACTTGGAAATATAAAAAGAAAAAATTAAAAATTGATGATACTGTTCATGAAGATGTTATAGAAGCAGATATTGCGGGAGAGTGATTTATATAACAATTTCTACATAAAGCCGAATACATATCTTTTTCAGCTACAATAGTTTGTTGAGTATCATTGGTTTTTCTATATGTATATATAGCATCAGATTTTTTACAATTTTGACAAACAGCTTTTAATTTAACTACATTATCACATAATGGAATTAAATCTAATATTTGACCAAATTTTTCGCGTTTAAAATCACCATCCAATCCACACACAAAAACATGTTTTTTTTGATTGTCAACTAACATTTTAACAACTTCATATAAATCCGGAAAGAATTGCCCTTCATTGATTAATATAACATCGTGTTCGTAAGCTTCATATGGACTTTCAATTAAATCTTGTAATCTATTGATGTTCAGTGATTTGATTTGTCCTTGACTGTGTGATGTAACATGTCCCTCGTTACTATATCTAGTATCATAACTATGATTAATCATCAAACATTTTATTCCACAAGCGGTATATTTATTGTAAATTCTAATAAGTTCTGTAGTTTTACCAGAGAACATTGGGCCTAAAATTAAATGTAGATAACCACTATTTTGAGAGAATAAATTAAAATCCATTATATGTATTATAATTTATTTTTTAATATAGTTTCTAACTAATATAACCGCCACCGGGTAACATATTTAATACATCTTGAGTAAGTTGTTCATCATCTCTTTTGGCTTTTCTTTCTTTTATTTTTCTGAGTCTAGCTTTTCTACGAGTATAATATTTTTTTCTATCATGTCTCCAATCAGCCCCCCAACCCTTAGGAGTTTTAAAAAGAAAAGGCCATTTTTTACAATATTCGGGGATATTATAACCCTTCCATTCAGGATCAGAAACTAATTCAATTCCTTCTCTAATTTTTGCCATAAAATCTAAAATATCTTGTTTTGTTAAGTTTGGAAAAACTTGCATACCAACTCCGGCAGAAAATTTATTATAATCTTTTTTTAAAGCAGCAATTCTCATTTGTGTTCCAGATATACTAGAAGGATTTGGGAGAGATTTCGTTTTAAGACTAATTTCTTGAATTAGTTTAACTAATTCATCAGTATCGTCAGCCCTGATTAAATTTCTAACTTCTATTTTATCACGGGCTATACTTTTGCCCATTTTTGTATATTTATCAAATCTGTCAGAACCACAGAAAAATATAATTTTATCATATTTTTTTTTTAAATGGATCAATGCTAAAAAAGGATTACCTAAACCAATTGATTTACTATCAATAAATTCAATATATTTTGTAGAGTTACCATCATTATATGCTTTATTCATAAATGTAATTTTATCAGAAGCCCTTAAAGGATTTTCATTTAATCTGAAAGAACAAAAAACTTCATTTTCAAGCATTTTTTTATATTCAGTGCTTTTTTTTATTTTCTTTTTATCGTTGGTGGAACCACTTATAAATATTTTTGGATCAGATATAGTATATCCTTCTTTTTCTTTTTGAATGGCAGTTTTTCTAACTTTTTCAATCATTAATTTATGTCCAATAGTAGCTGGTTGAAACCTACCAAACGCCATAACACATATTTTATTTCCAACTTGAGCCATATATTAATATATAATATTAAATATTTAAAACTTTAATACATTTAATATAATATATGAACTTTCGTCCTTGGGTAGAAAAATATAGACCAACGCAATTTGAACAAATAGTTTTAGACCCAGTAAATAAAAAATTATTATCAAATGTAGTGAAAACTAATCAATTCCCAAATTTATTATTTTACGGTCCTCCGGGGACAGGTAAAACAACAACGATAATAAATTTGATAGACATGTATCAAAATAAATTCAATCAAAAAAGAAAGGGTTTAAAAATTCATTTAAATGCTTCAGATGATAGAGGAATTGATATAATAAGAAATCAAATAAATCAATTTGTTAATACTAAGACATTATTTGGTAGTGGTATGAAGTTTGTAATATTAGATGAAGTTGATTATATGACAAAAAATGCTCAACAAGCATTAAGATATTTAATACAACAATATCAATCAAATATAAGATTTTGTTTAATATGTAATTATATAAGTCGCATAGATACCGCGTTGCAACACGAATTTGTGAGATTAAGATTTTGCAAATTACCTGAAAAAGATATATATATGTTTTTAAACACTATAGTAAAAAAAGAAAAATTAAAAATAACAAAAAGAGAAATAATGGGAATACAGAAAAATTTTAAATCTGATATAAGAAGTATGATAAATTTTATTCAATCAAACCATGATCATATAGGATTAAATATAAAAATAATAGAAAATACATTTTGGGAAGATTTTATAAAAAATATTAAAATTAAAACACATAATGATTTGATTAAATACATAAAAAAAAAATGCGTGGAATATAATATTGAAGAGAGAGAATTTATAGTAAAATTTATTACATATGTTATACATAATAAATCATATTATTCAGAAGACAGATGGTTACAATTTATAGAATTCGTATTACATAACAATTATACAAATGAATTGTACCTTATAAATTATTTTGCGTTGGAATTGGTAGAATTATATAATAAGCTATAATATTTTACCATTCTTTGTTCTAATTTATTAACAAACATATTGGGGGATTGATCTGATGGATTAAAACTACCTCTTTTTTCGGCATATTCTATCAAAATTTTATTATATTTTGATAATGTATTTTTATTTTTTGGTGTATCTTTGATAGACACATTTAACATTGTATATAATTATAAAAGAAAATAAATTGATTTAAATAAATTCATTTATAAATATTATTAAATGAATGATTTAGATCAAGAATGGTTGGCGTTTGCGGATTGTGGGGAATTAGAAGATAAGCCAGACAAAATTTCTCCTAAAGAACAAAAAAGACCTGAATGTAGCGATATATATATCTCAACTAAGACTAAAATTGCTTACTTGTCAGAAGAAATAAAGTTAAATGAGGTATTTTGGAAGTTGCCAATAATACCTTATCACATTCCAGAAGAAGGTATTGTTAAAAAATCCATGAAAATAAATTGTTTAGATAAAGGCGACACACAAATTCTAGAAGAAAAACTAAAAAAACAAAATAATTGTTCAATTGATATTATATGTAAAGTAGATAATCCTTCGGCTAGAAGAATCAAATACAAAGATGTAAGAAAAATAAATGTAGGAATTTCATTAAAAGATTTATTGTCTTTCAGAAAAAAGAAAAAAGGAGCTTTTTATAATTGTTTTGCACTTATAATGAGAGTTAAATTTAATAATAAATTTAAAGAAGTTCATGTAAAAGTGTTTAATACAGGAAAATTAGAAATTCCCGGGATTAAAGAGGATGAATTATTATTTATAACGCTAAATAAATTTTTAAAAATATTATCTAGTGTAGTTGGACATCCTGTAAATTATTGTAAAAAATCAATTGAAAATGTATTAATAAACTCAAATTTTAATTGTGGGTTCTTCATTGATAGATCAAAATTATTCAATATTTTGAAGTATAAATATAATGTTCATTCGTTATATGACCCTTGTTCCTATCCCGGAATTCAATGTAAATATTATCATAATATTAATAATTCTTTGGCTGACGGACAGTGTAAATGCGAAATAAAATGTGGAGGGAAAAAAAATAAACTTTATAAAAATAATAAAAAAAACAAATGCTTAGAAATATCATTTATGATTTTTAGAACGGGTAGCATACTAATAGTTGGCCACTGTGATGTCCCAGTTTTGAAAATTATTTATGGGTTTATAAAAAAAATATTATTATCAGAATATGAAAATATAAATATTGAATATTCTAATAATCAGGTGAAAAAAGTGAAAACCAAAAAAATTAGAAAAAGAAATATTCTAGTTTCTATTTAAATAAATTTTTGATATCACATAACAAAATAGTATCATTTGATATTATAGTATTTAAATCATTAGTTAAATTTTTTCTGGTATATAATGAAATAAATTTATGTAAATATTCTACTAATTTATCTTTATCTTTTATTTTATTTAAAATAATTAATAACTCATAAATTACATCAGTATTCCTATTTTTCTTACACAAGGTAATAATTTTCTGATTTATTTCAGCAGTATCTAAAATATTTTTTTTATAATTATCTTTATTCTTTTTTATTATAGAGTAAATTACTTCATTAAACACTTTTAATATATTTCCTATTTTTTTAAATTCGGTCTTTTCAACATCAGTTAATTTCATATCAGTTTTATATTCATTATTTATTTCAAAAATAGTTTTTTTATATACAAATAAAACTGCGTCTTTTGATGTTAATTGTAAATAACTATGATTATCTTCTCCTATTTGGTCAATAAATTCAACAAAATATAAATATGATTTTTTTCCATGATATAATACTAAATTTAAATTTTTTGTATATAATAATAAAATTAAAAAAATATGTTTTAATATTTTTAACCCCCTATTTAAAATATAATCCAGCATATCACCCTTTAATTTAATGTTTTCTATTGTATAAACCACATATTCATTGACAATCTCCAAATAACTGGCTAATATTTTACTAATAGAAGGTAAAACATCATTATAATTATTTGAGTTGTAAATATTATTTTTTTTTAAATTATTCATAATATAATTATATGATTATTTATTTTTTATAAAAATAACTATTTAAAGCGTAAAAAATTTAAATTATATAAATGGCATCCGTTGTTGCAAATCCCGAAACTACGAGCGTTAGCTCAACTTCTAATTATCGTTTACCAACACCAACCACTCTACAACACTGTGCTAAACTGTCTATTGTAGAAGACAAACCAATTATGTTTGATTATTGGACCGCATCTTGTGATAAACAAGTATTAATTGGCGTAAGAGAAAATGAT